AAGATTAGCATCTGGCGCAACAGCTGTATATGTACCTAAAGTTATTTACACATCAGGCTCATTTAGTAATACAGCATCATCTGCATATAGATATTCTGGTATTGATTTAGAAACTAGTGTAGTAAGAATAAACAACACACAATATTTAAAACCACTACCTGATTATAGTGTAGCGGATGAAATCGCAGGTATAACAACCGGTTCAAACCAACTATTTGCATTTGATAACGTAAGTTTAGGATTGTCTGCTTCATTATCAACTGATGATACTGCTGAAACAATTGCTAAAAGACAATTTACATTAGGATTTCAAGGTGGATTTGATGGTGTAACTCCAACAAGAGTAATAAATAAAGGTGTAGATATATCATCTGGTAATTCACAAGGATTTAACTTAACACCATCAACCTCTAATGGTAATACTGCATATGTAAAAGCAATCAACGCGGTATCTAATCCTGATGATTTTGATATCAACTTAATCGCAGTACCTGGTATAATTCGTAGACACCATTCATATGCATTTGATTACATAAGTGAAATGTGTGAGAATCGTGAAGATGTATTCTTCATTGGTGATGTAGTTGGATGTGATACTACTGATACAATTGATGCAGCAGTAACAGAAGGTGCATCAGTAGATTCTAACTATGTAGGTACTTACTACCCGTGGGTTAAGACAATCGATAGAAACACAAACAAATTAACTGCAGTACCACCATCAGTATTGATGCCAGGTATTTTCGCAGCAAATGACGCGGTTGCAGCAGAATGGTTCGCACCAGCTGGTTTAAATCGTGGTGGAATCGTAGGAGCAGTTTCAGTATTGAATAGATTAACACACGCAGAGAGAGATACGTTATACGAAGGAAAAATAAATCCTATCGCATCTTTCCCTGGTGAGGGTATCGTGGCATTTGGACAGAAAACATTACAAGAAAAATCATCAGCGTTAGATAGAATCAATGTTAGAAGATTACTTATCAAAGTTAAGAAGTATATCGCTTCTACATCAAGATACTTAGTATTCGAACAAAATACTTCTACCACTCGTTCAAGATTCTTAAATACAGTTAATCCTTATTTAGAAGCAATTCAACAAAGACAAGGTTTATATGCGTTTAGAGTAGTAATGGATGAGAGTAATAACACTCCTGATGTAATTGATAGAAATATATTGGCTGGACAGATTTTCTTACAACCAACAAAAACCGCTGAATTTATCGTGTTAGATTTCAACATCTTACCGACTGGAGCATCATTTTCAGCATAAATTTTAAAAAAAAGAGAAACCTTATATTTATTAATATAATAGGAGAAAATAAAAATGGCAGAAATATTAGAGTTTAACGAAATGTTCTATACCAACTTTGAACCAAAGATGAAAAATCGTTTCATCATGGAAATCGGTGGTATCCCTTCATATCTTATCAAAACCGCTAACAGACCAAACATTCAGTTTGAAGCTGTAACATTAGAACACATCAACTTAAAAAGAAAGTTGAAAGGTAAAGGTGAGTGGCAAGATTTAGAAATCACCCTTTATGACCCAATTGTACCATCAGGCGCACAAGCAGTAATGGAGTGGGTTAGAACTTCACATGAATCCCTAACAGGACGTGATGGATATGCAGATTTCTACAAAAAAGATATTGATATCTATATGTTAGGACCAGTGGGTGATAAAATTGAAAATTGGAAACTAAAAGGTGCATTTATCTTAAACGCACAATTTGGTGAGTTAGATTGGACATCAAATGACCCTGCAGAAATCACATTAACGTTAGCTTACGATTACGCAGTACTTGAATTCTAATAGAATTAAAATATAAAATTAAGAAAGGAGATAGAAATATCTCCTTTTTTTTCAATTTTTTTTTATTTATATATTTATATACAATAAACAAAATAAAGGTAAAATATGTCACAATACGAATTCGCAACCGAGATAGTATCGTTACCATCACAAGGTAAATGCTATCCAGCAACAAATCCATTATCAAGTGGTAACATTGAATTAAAATACATGACCGCAAGAGAAGAGGAAATTCTTTCATCTCAAAGTTTAATTAAAAAAGGTGTAGTATTAGATAAATTATTTGAAGCAATCATAGTAGATAAAACAATAAACCCGGATGATATCATATTGGGTGATAAAAATGCTATTATGTTAGCAACTCGTATTTTAGGATACGGGCCTGAATATAAAATTCAAATACAAACTTCAGCAGGTGAAACCGATACAATTAGTGTTGATTTAGGTAAAGTTCAAACAAAAGATATTGATTTTACTAAATTAACGTCTGATAATCGTTATACATTTAAAACATCCACAGGTAATACATTAGTTTTTAAATTATTAACTCATGGTGATGAAAAGCGAATAGATGCAGATGTTACGGCAATGAAACGATTAAATAAGGATTCATTGGGAGGTGAATTAACAACACGTTATCGTTATATGATAGTTTCTGTTGATGGAAACGAAGATACTAAATCAATTACCGATTTTATTAATAATAAATTTTTATCAAAAGATACGAAAGTTTTTAGAGAACATTTAAAATCAATACAACCGGATATTAAAATGGAATTTGATTATACAGACCCTGAGACAGGAGAAACGGAGGTACGCTCTATACCAATGGGCGTAAACTTTTTTTGGCCTACCGAGTAATTATTCCATTTTATTGCATAAACAAATTTTTGAATTATGTTATCATGGAAATGGGTTTATTCAATCGGATGTTTATAGATTACCAATTCATTTAAGAAATTTTTATTATAAAGAATTGGTTGAAGCAAAGAAACGAGAAAGTGATAACACAAATAAAGCACAAAAAACTAGTCAACAATCAAAAGGTCCTGGTGTAAGAGTGAGGAAATAAATTCCTCACTTTTTTTATGTCTTATATTTATAGTAGTATAAATGGAAAATACTATGAAATTAACTGAAACAAAGAAAAAAAGCATAAAAGAATTTATAACTAAAAAACATTCTATACGAGAAGGTATAATTGATTATATTTTTGGAAAAGTTCTTGTAAATAAACTAAAGAAAGATTCAGATTTTATGGCTATGGCAACGAAATTGGATGATGATATGCAAAAACTTAGAGACGAAGTTGAACAACTAAAATCTCAAGGAAAACGTATTCCAAAATCATATAAAGCAATTTTGAACATAGATTAATTTAGAATATTAATACAATATGGCAGACCAGCAACAAAATTTAAAATATGCCAAAGAGATGGCCGACAAACAACGGGAGCAAGTTCGTCTTCAACAAGACTATAATGATGCCCTAAAAATGTCCTCGTCTATTAGTAAAGCAATCCAAGATGATATTGAAGAAGCTGTTAAAGGTAATTCTGCATTAGGTGAAAAAGCAAAAGAATATTTAAATGAATTAAAATCATCAGTAAGCCAATTATCTTCGTCTGAGGATATTGCTAAAAAACTTGTTAATATTGAAGACCAAAAATTAAAAATAGGTCAAAACTATTTTAATCTAACACAAGCTGAAAATGATGAAATATTACAACAATTAGATGCTGCACAAAAAGTTTTAAATGTAGAACAACAAAGGGTATTAATAACTGAAAAAGTAAATCAAGCAGCAACAAAACTGTCCGAAACAATGGGTGGTATGTTTGATGGATTAGTAGCAGGTGTAAAGGAAATACCGGTAATTGGTAAGATGCTGGGTGGCTTGGGTGATATTGGTACAAAAATGTTAAAAGAAAAGTTATCCAATGCCTCAATGAAATTCACCACCGATTTTTCTAAAGGTTTGGCAGATGGTAAAGGAACTATGCAGGCGTTATCTGGTGCAGCAGGAGGGTTGGGTTCATCATTATCAATGCTTGCAAACCCATATGTTTTACTAGCAGCAGCAGTATTGGCTGTAGCACTGGCAGGTGTATTAGCATTTTATAAAATGAGTGCAGCAGCTAAACAATTTAGAGAAGAGACTGGGTTATTAAACTCTCAAACAAAAGGTTTAGAAGCTCAAATTGGTAG